ATTTGCTTCACTTGGTATAATACCATTATAAAGTATATTTTTGTATTTGTCAAACAAAATATATAAAATGGGTTAGATTTATTTTTACTAAGGTTGTTAATATTTAACTAGTATTTATTATTAACAACCTTAGTTTTTTAGAATATAGGTTTATAAGTGTTTATTACTGGTAACTGTCCAATACTTTCAAAATAATTAATAATATCGTCTAATGCTTTTTCGTCATAACTTCCATACTTAGTAATCGTTGAATTCTCTGTTATATTATATAATACTGACTTAGGAAGGTCTAAAAATCCTCTATATATTAATACTTTATCATTAGTTAAATTAATTCCGTATAATTTTCCCTTATCTTTAAATATAACTTTTATATTATCTTTATACTGTGCATATTTTTGTTCTTGCCAGTCTTTAAATGTTATATACTCTTTAGATGCTCCTGCCAACATTGAAGGTCTTATTATTGTTAGTAGTTCCCCTTCTTGAATATCTGTATTGATAAATTGATCCTTAGTTGGTTCGCACTCTCTTATTAATCTATACATTGATGTTTTAATATATTCATTGTCTTTAATTTGTTGAATAATATTTTTATTAAGTTTTATTTTATTATCTTTTATTGATTGTGAAATTTCTTTTCTAAATATATTCCAGTTATTAGTTGAAGAAATTTTTTCTTTTTCAATATTACTATTTTTAATTACTATATTATTTAATTCAATAACCTTTTCAGCTACTTCTGTACGTTCTTGAACTTCTTCAGGTGTTATTAGTTGCTTATATTCAACTTTCTTTGTAATGGTTGTGTTATCGTCTATTAATCCTACATATCTAGCATATGAATACCCTTGTGCATCAATAACAAATTGTATTTTATTATTTAAATATACTGCAATTCCATAAAGATTAAATTTAACTGTTTTTCTTTCTGATTCTGTCATATTATCGTAATCACTCATTGAATTAATTCTATTATCGTCTGTATAACTTCCACCAGTTCCAGTTATAAAATCAAAGTCATGTAATAATAAGTTGCTGAATTTTTCTAATGATTGAGAGTCGTTGAAATGAATTTCCCTTGTTACTTTTACAGTTTGGTTATAACAATCCCCTTTTAATACTTCTTCTTGGTATTGTGATAATGTACAATTTTTATTTAAGTTAGCAAATTTTGAATCTATAACATAGTATTGATCATTTTCTTCAATTTCTATTACTTTAACATTATTATTAACTATTTCAATTTGTTTCTTTTCTTCTTCAACTCTTAATAAATATTCTTTATGTTCTATTTCTTTTTTTGCTTGGTATTCTTGAAATTCTGCATGTTTTCTTTCTTTCTCAGACTTTTCAAATTCAGCTTTTTTAATATCAAAATCTTTAATAGCATCTTCAATAACTTCAGTTGTTTCTGTTTGTGTATAATCCCATAAATCAGCTCCAAAGAAATATAAATTATATGAACTACCATAATCACCATAAGGATCGTCACTAGTACAAAAATTATGACTTTCAACAACTTTTTTACAATATGCTTGAATAGCTTTTATATAAATACTTTCTTTTTCAAATGGTGCTGATTTTATATCAATACTTATTCTATCACTGTAAGGATTTGTAATTGAAAATTTAACAAATGAAAATCTAGCTTTTAATTCTGTTCTTACTGATTTAGTTATTTCTTTTACATTGTAAGTCTTTTCTCTTTTAACTTCTGTATAAGTTGTTAAGTTCCATAAATCAATTGAGTTTGTTTTATTTTGTTTAACTGTTTTAACTTCTTCTGTATGTATTTCATTATCTGAATACTTTTGAGCTTCTGCCATTGTTTCTGCTGATTGTTTAGCATACCAACAAAGTTTTGTTCTATTCCATCTAAATTTTAAAGCTTTTAAGCTATCTATAACTGTTTGTACTGGTTTCCCTTCAAAGTACATTTCTACTCCATTAAGATCTGAATTTAATACTACTTTACACATATTCAATCACTCCTATAGTTTTATTTATTTTATTGTTTATGTGAGTTGCTACTTGCAACCCCTTCTATATTTACTATTATACGCTTGTTTTTATAGGTTGTCAATAAAATATATAAAAAGAGAATAAATAATTTTAGTTATTTAGATAAAAAAAAGAATGTATTTCTACATTCTTAATTAAATATTTTTATAAATTCGTCCGCATCATCTTTATTCATTCCAGTAAAATATTTTACTATTTCATAGAAATATTTATTTGTGAATTCAATTGCAAAATTGTCTGCCAATACTTCAACTGGTAGTTGTCTATTAGTTTCAAAAGCTTCGTAAACTGTATTATATGAGTTACTTTTTAAGTAGTTATATTCTTGTGTCATCTCATTAATACTGTATAAATTTCTTGTTACTATATGACCTATCTCATGAAGCAATACAAAAAATTCGTTGTAGCTTTTTTTAAACCAATATATATATTTTGATTTATTTTATTTTCAAAAAATTTAGTAGTCATTATATCAATACTTGGATCAAGTGAATTTTGTGTATCTATTACAAAGCAATCGCATACTTTTTCAGTGCTGAATTTATCACCCTTAACTATTTGTATATCTAAGTCTTTAAGTTCTGTAATTCTTTCCTTTACAAAATGTAAAAAGCTTTTGTATTGTCCAAGTGTTATATTTTTCATAGTTAACAACTCCCTTGATTAATTTGTTACCTAATTATAACATAGATAAAAGGATAATTCAATAAAATATATAAAAATAGTTAAAATGAATTTAAGATAAAAAGCATATTTTATGATAATATTATGTATGAGGTTTGTTTATTATTGTAATAGAAATTATTATTGGATGCGTTTTTGTGTAGTCTGCAAGACGTAACAAAATAAGCAGACAAGGCAAGTACCAACTTGTTTGGTACGCTGGCAAGCCCTTATCTACTTTTCCTATTTTATATAGTATCACTTTTTTACGTTATGCTCTTTAAATAGCTTCACGCTAATTATTGATACTTTCTATAATTTATTAATAATCCAAACTGTTTTTAATTTTCCTTCTTCTTTTACTCTTTTAGATATTATTATGTATGGTAACTCTAACATTTGTATCCCTTGATTAAGTTTTGCATAACTTTTCTGTTGCTTTCCATCAACTCTAACGTTAATTTTCTCAATAACTTTCTCCTGTTGTTCCTTATCTAATCTTTTATCTATTACACTTTCTAAATACAATTCAAGTTCTGACATTTGATAATCCTCCTCTATTAATCTATAATGTTCTATATTAAACTTATTAGCTAAGAATTTATTATATCCATACTTTCCCCATGTTTTAATTAATTCAATATCACATATATCACAGTTGCATTTAAAATACATTAGTTCATTAATCTTTTTAGTACAATTATTTATATCTTGAATAGCTTCATCATATACAATGTTATTATAATCGTATGAACGTGGAAATTCTTCTATATATTCTTTTACTGTATGCTCTCTTAAGAAGTCAGCCTTTTTAATTTTTCTTTTTGTTTGTGTTTCCATTCCTCCAAGTTGCTTATTATTAATTGTCTTTATATATAAATAAATAGAATCATCTTCATTCTGTATTCTTTTACGTCCTATACACTGTATCAGCGTTCCTAAGTCTTTTATATCACATACTATATGTTTTAGTTCCAAGTCTATTATATTAACTCCTGCATCCATACAAGTTGTAGTTATTAATATATTTTCCTCAAACTTTTCATTTAATAACATATTATTTATTTTATCTTTATCAACATACTTATAATATTTATCATTGCTTTTGCTACAATTAAATAAACAATTATCTTTATATTTATTATATAGGTTGTACGCTTTTTCTGCTGATTGTATAAAAAATATTGCTTTATCTCCATCTTTAACACATTCCTTAATAAACATATCTAATGTTGTATCTAAATTATAAAAAGTTAATGTTTTTATATGGTCATAGTTTATAGGCATTTCATAATTAATAACATCTAATTTCTTAACATTCTTTATATAGTTTTTCATATAATCACCAGTAGCACTCATAAATATTTTTGTTGCTGATTGCTCTAGAATCTTATTCAATGATATATCTGTTGTAATATTGAAACTTGCATCACTTAGAAAGTAATGAAATTCGTCACATACTACATATTGATATTCAGAAAAATCAATTTCCTTTTTATTCATTTCTTTAAATTCTATACTTTGATATGTTTTAATATGTATTGTATCTAATTTATTATCCCTTTTAAGTTCTTCATAAAATTGATCCGTACAATTGGTTCTATGTATTAACATTAATATTTTCTTATTCTTAGCTTTAGCAAATGCATATAATATATTTTTAATAAAATAGCTTTTTCCTGCTCCTGTACTAGCTTTAATTGTTATTATACTATTCTCTTTCCATTCCTTAATTAGTTCTGTTGTAATAATTTCGCTTACTCTTGTTTTATTCATTCTTATGCCTCCATCTTATTTTTAGTTTGTTAATTCTTTTCTTAGTTCCATTATGGTTTTTAATGCTCTTTGAAACTCTTTTGTATTCCTGAAACTATACACCTTCTTTCCTTCATTGTATCTATCATCATATGTATAATAGTCTTTCCCTATAGCATAACTAACTGCTATTGCTAATGATTTATTATTTAATACATAAAATTCTTTATTTGTATCCATGTTAAGCCCTCCTTTATATCTCCATTATATAATACAACTGAACTTTAATTTTTCGGTACCTTTTTTATTTATTTTATTGTTCGTTTAAAAATATGTACACTTCTCTTTCATCTTTTATTATACACTAAAATTAATGCTATGTCAATTTATATATTTTGTTGTTTGATTGAGTTATGGTATAGCTATTATTAGTATTGTTATATGGTCTCATTAGTTCCATCATTGCAGTTCTGTACATTATAATGGATTATATTAGTGTACTCCTTCTATATGGATTGTATTGTTGTAGGTGTTAGTCTGTTAATAGATAGCTTATAATGTAATTAGTATACTGTTATTAATATAGAAATGTAATGATCTTATTTTAGTTAGTTATATTCATTCCAGTAATTCAATTGTTAGTGTTACAATAAAGTTGTGCTTTGTATTGATGTTGTGTGAGGTTATAGATTAGTTAGTAATGCAATTGGTTGTCTTAATATAATGTTGTTGTATTGAGTTGTTAAGTTGGTTATAATTGATATGATAGTATTGTAGATATTTATTATATAGTTACTGTTAATTATTGTATTAGTATTGTTATCATATAGATGTATATTTATATAGTGTTGTGTTAGTGTCTGTATATATTTGTTATTAGTAGAGTTAATAGATTATAGTGTGTTAGTATATATATATGTAGTTGTATGTATCAATGTATATGGTGTTTAATTATTGGTATTGGTTAGGTTGTTATGGTGTATATTAATGTTTAAGTTTATACCTAGTGTTTGATTGCTATTATATGTTAGTGTTTGAAGTGTTATATTATATGTATATAAGTCTGTTTATGAGATATGAGAAAACTGTATTACTGTGTTAGTACAATATAACAGTTGCACTGTAAAGAAAATCTTTAATTCGAACATTCAACAACCTAATCCAATAACCATTCGTCTTTTTAAAATTTAAGCAACCAAAACTTGATCCCCAATTCAGCATCAACTAATAATATGAGACATGATAAAAGATACATTTTAATAATAATTATTGATTAAATAAGCTGATTTAGGTCTATTTGTATGCAAACAAACGTTCAGAATTATTATGCTAAATTGTTATTTAATAGAATTAGTTGTGAAGCGTTGGTATAACTAGGTTTGTGGGTTTGGTATGTGTAAAAAATGGTTATATGTTAATTATTGGATTGAATAGAACTGGTTAATATAGTATGTATATAGGTATAGGGGCATGTTTTACATTTAGTTCAATAAGTGAACAGTCGCAGGTCGCTCTATCACATTATGACGGTTATGGGAGTTAGAATCTCACGAACAACAAAAAACACGAACATTATCTATCGTGAGAGTAATCGTCGAGCCTTGTCATATCAACGGTTTGAATAATATAATAATCATAATTTTTATATTTTCAGACAATAAAACAACCCTAAACATAGTCATATCAACACCTTGAACGACTTACTATATTTTATGAGTATTAATGATGTTACATATATAAAAGTAAAATGGCCTCAACACTAGTCTACAACTATGTTTGGATACAATTAATACATATACAAAAAAGAGACATACGATAATCACTCTTCGTACATCTCTACTTTAATATATTTTATTTTATAGCGTCTAACTTTTTATGTAATCCTTGAAATCCAAATTTCAAATCATCAGGATATATGTATAAATGTTTGTAACCTACCTTCATTAATTCTCCATACTTAATATATTTACCTTTCATCTTGTTCATATAATACTGAACCCTGTAGATTTACTTATATCGTATTTAGTATACATTCCCCAATATTCCACTAGATATAATCCTGTATTTAAACAAATTAACCAATCAGGGATCATTCCATCAATATTAATTGTGTTAGGTTTGTTTCTTTCATTGTGTGTTACATTTCCAATTTTACTTCTTATCTGTTCATCCACTTGTGCTTCTTCTAATGAGTCAAAATTATTTCTGTATGGATTTATGTCAAAATCTAATTCTATAAATTTATTAGGATAACAATCATTAATCCATTCAAATAAAGTATTGTAACTCATTTTCTTATATAAAGCATTATATAATGGACTAGCATTTTGATGTAATGACCACTTTGTAATGTACAATGGTATCTTTTCAATTAGTATTTTTAAATCTTTTTCAACTAGCCACTTCATATCAAATATCATATTTTCTTTCTTTTTATAATAATTCACAGATCTTAATTTAAATTTATATCCAGCGTATTCATTATTATAATATTTAACTATAAATTCTAAAGCAGTCCATTCTTTTCTAGTAAACTGTCCTAAATTAGCATTGCCTAGCAATTCATCATAATTATTAAATGTTAATATATCATCAATCTGTATATTGTTTTCTTTTATATATCTATCTAATAATATTTTACCCTCATTAAATGAAAGGTTGCCTTTAACTATATAACAAGGATATAGCCAAGGTCTTATCTCACAATCATTATTACTGATTAGTTTATTTAGTTCTGTATTATCAATTGTATAAAACTTAAAATTAAAATAACTCGTTATAGAATCTCTATTTAATTGGCTTTTGGTAATTAAATCATTGTCATAATACCATTGTATTATTTTTATTTTGTTATTTGCTTTGTCTTTAAAGTCAATGTCTTTATTGTGACAATATGTATTATAAAATTTAATTATATCTTGATTAAACATATTAAATCCATCATTTCCAAACTTCTTATAAATATTTCTAACATATGTATCATTACATGAGATTGGATATGTACTAGGTTTACAATCTTTGCACCTATGAGTATGTCCATCTTCTACTCTATCATCAGGTGGAAAGAATTTATTATCTAAAGGAAGTTTTCTCCCACATTTTACGCAAACATACCATTTTACATCTTCGCCAATATGCTCTAATAAATATTCTTCAATACAATACTTGATATAATCATCATATAGAATATCTTCTATAATTTTATACTTATTCTCGCATCTAAAATAATCACAAAGTATATTATGTCTTTTTATTTTATTATTATCTTTGTTTTTATTTAATTTACATTCGCTTAGGTACTTTATCCAACCATCTTTATTCATGCAATTAGTTTCCTGTGGAGCAGTTCCTTTAAAACTGTAATCAATAACTTTTCTTTTTACAAACTCTTCATATTTATCAATTATACTTACTTTATTGTAACCTTTTAATAAAAATTGTTCTACTATATACTTTACTGGATAATATTTCTCACCTCCCTCCTCACAAAACGGAATAATAATTCCATCTAACTCAATTTGCTTGTCCATAATTTTCTCCATTTAACCACTCTCTTTCTTTTTAATTTAATATATTTTATTATTCTGATATAATTTTGAACATACTTGTCCATCTCAAATATTACCACTTTTAAAATACATTGTCAAATAATTTTATATATTTTATTAAACATTGTAATTACTACTATTTCCACATATTAAAATCACTAAAAATCCAACATCTCTCAAAACCACTCTCGCATCAATTCTCCCACTCTAAAATTCAATGCAACTACTATTACCTAAAATATCTCACACCATATTTAAAATGTCTATATGAACTTGTCTTAATTATAAAAATAAACATAAAAAATAGACTGCTCTATTTCTAAAGCAATCTCTTAAATCAATTATTCCAATGTTTATATAGGGAGGGGCATATTTTAAAATCTAGAATCTAAGTACCTATATATACTACCCTACCCTATATAAATAAACTACAAATATAAACACCTATAAAAAATAATCCACCTAAGCCAATCAATTTATCAAATATCAATCCAGTAGTGAACCACCTTAGACCATATCTCCCACCAATAGGATAAAATAATGGTACTCCACTTTTGGTCATACTATCTAAAAATAAATGGCTTGCATAAGAAACAAACCATATTAAAGCTATTGATTTACTAATAACACTAATACCTAAACTACTAAACATTAAGAAGAATAATCCATGTGTAAAAGTTCTATGAAATCTCATTCCTAATACTATATCTAAATCTGGAGCAATCGCACCTAGTATACCAAATATACCAACAATTCCAGTAGTACTTCCTATAATGGGTAAACTTACCAAAGTACCAATTGCCAAATGTGTTTTCTTTGTCACAAAATATCACGCTCCTCAAAAATTGTGGTCGGAAGTCCAGCCACTCCAAACCACTTCCTATTCAAAAAATTTTTTCTGAATTTTTCTATGTTTAGACTATCCTAACTGTACGTCCTTGCTCTGTATCTTTTAGTATATATATTACTGTTATATTAATAAGATACTTATTCATATTACTAATAGTATTACCGGTTCTATATGTATTTATTCATTTTAAACGTAAAAAATAAGAGCCATTTCTGACTCTTTAAATCCATTCTATTTTAATATTAATCTTTATCCCAAGAAACATTTATAGCAATCTTCATACCTTAAATGTTCATTATCAGTTATAATTTTATATGGTTTATTACCTTTATCACATATATCTACAACTCTTTTTATAAATTCATCATTCTCTTTAGAATGATCACTTAATCTACTATACTCATATTTAACAATTAATATATAGTCTGAATGATCATTAATGATTTTATCTACTCCAAACCAACTTGCTTCTTTATAAATCATTTCTTCGTCCTTCCATGGAGTAGCAATTAGCCTATCATTCTTTTCATTATTAGAAAAATAAACAGGTGCTGTTATAGCAATTCTAAATTTTATATTATCTTCCAATTTGATAGCTTCATTAGGAAAGAATACAGGTTCATCATAAATATATTTCTTAGCTTCAAGTTCATCAAAGTATCTCAGACATCTATAAGCCTTATCATGTAATATTGTGGTCATAGCTATATTATCTAATACTTTTTTCCAATTACAGTAATCTCCTATAGGTATTAGTCCTAAATAAAAATCTTTACTCTTTATAGTTTTCATTTTTTACTTCTCCTTTAAATTTATAGGTATGTAAAGACTAATGATTATTACACCATTAGTCGTATTAAAATATTATCTAATTCTTACTATCATGTTATAACTCTTTAGCATATCTTTTAATCCTTGTAATTGGTATTCATAGCACCAACTATTGATATATTCAACTTCACCTATCCAATTAAGTACATCATAATCTACTTTATTATATGATTTTTTCATATGGTTATCCTCCTAGAATATCTTTTCTAATAAATGTACAAAACCACTATTCATAAAACTGTTATACCATCCACCAACTTTCATAAATATAGAAAACCCAACTGACATTATAACTAAGAAACCAATGATATCGGCATAATCTTTTTTACCTAAAATTTTGAATCCTTTGTAAATAACAAGTCCTGCTGTAGCAACTTTAATAGTTTCTAACATATATTATCACCTATCCTAATTTAGCAACTGCTTGGATTAACTTTATTATACTATAAACTGCTGGAATACCTATTCCACTTAAACCTACAATACCCACATAAGAAGCTTCAGTAACTTTTCCAGTTGCACTTAATACCTTTTCCAAAATTGAAGCACCTACACCTATCGAAGCCATTGCAACTAATGTTCCTACATTTATCATTTCCATATTATAATACATCTCCTCATTCTTATTTAATATTAATACAATTCTATTACTTTATTTTCATAATCTATTTCAAAAGACTCTATACTATATAAATCATAAATTACTTCTTCCATATCTTCTTCAGTTCCTATATTAAAACACTTGCTATGATAATTATAATATTCTCTATAATTTTTTATAAATTCATTAAAGCTAATTGTTTTCATATTTATTTCTCCAATCATGTATATTATCTAAATTTCTGTCAATACTATTATCATAAGGGATACAAGGAAATGATGTTGTGGTCAAATCCTTGTATATAGAATTATTTTACATTTGACTTTGGAAATTGGATAACCTTAGAGTTAGTAGATTTTTTACGGGTATACTTTCTCTTTGTTGGTTGTTCGATTTCTTTATTATTTGCATAAGCTTTCTTGACAATCTTCATAGATTGAGTTGTTACAATTCGAGTGACTTTATATGCAAGTTTAAATGTTCCTACGATTGCTTTTCTTATTGTTCTTGGGACAAATGCTAATGCTATATTGGCAAGAACCAGTATTAGTATTGTTCTAATTAAAAAGTGTATTATGTATTCCATATAGAATACCTCCTTCAGTAAGTTTATTCATATCTTAAAAAAATAAGATTATTTATTCATGAGTTCATTAAAGTTAATATTATAATCACCTATAATTTATAACAATATATTAATGACAGTATCTATAAGTATATAGTAACTTTATATACTATATACTAGCTAAGACTAAGTATCAAAACTTCACTTTGACTCAATACCTAGTATATAAGCCACTATATAATTATAAATACCTCACTAACACATGTCATAAATCAAGTAATTAAATATTAGCCTTTAGACTTATGACATATATCTATCCTTTGAAATCTCAATAATCTTTATCTTTTGATATGTAATTCCCTATTAGGAGGGAGTAATTTTAATCCATAATTACTTTGGCTATGTCCTCAATAGATGTATCCATCTGAATAATATCTAATTGAGTTGGATTATTATCTGCATAGTTTATCTTGGTATCCTGAATTATAACTAGTTTAGGTATTGTGTTATTAGTTTGATTTAGTATAGATTCTATTACTCCTTGATTATTGTATCTATCTAAATCAATCAAATTGTGTCTTATTTGCATTTCTATGAGTTGATAAAATCTATAACCATTAAAAGTAAATTGTACAAGTGCATCAGGTTTTATATTATTAAACATAGGTTCTATTTCAGTTTTTTCAATTTTACATCCTAATAATTTTAATTTGCATACGTAATTTAATACCATTACATCATGTATAGACACTTTCTTTTTACTGGAATTATAGGGTACATATATGGTTTCTGTTGTTTCTGAGTTAACAAAACATTTGATATAATCGCCAATTTCTTTTATCTTTTTAAGTCTTTTTCTAGCTAAATCGTATGAAAATTTGTTTTGTGAAAAGAACATATCTGATATATTGTTTATAGTAGCCCATCCTATATTATCTATAAAGCTTATTATTTCTCTATCTCTTTGGGTTAGCATGATATTTTCTCCTTTCCTTTATTAATTAGTTTATCAGTCTTAGACGATAATTTAGTTTCGTCTTTAATAACAATCATACCTGTTGGATTTTCATAAGGTATATAGTTGGATATTTTAGATGTATTCTCTTGCAATATTTCTTTTTCAGTTTGTATATGTGATCCTACTTCTACTAGGCTTTCTTTATTCTTTTTTACACCATTTCTATGTGATAGTTTTTCTAGGTCATCGAATAAGGTTCTGTGATTAGGCTTAATAAAGGGTTTTATATATTCATATATCTTTTTATTATCAACCTTTGGAACTAAACCATATTCCCAAGAATCTAAATGATAAACTATTTCTCTTTGTTTTAAATCTAACGCTCTTTTACTATCATCTGTGGCAATTTCACTAGACTTTTGATTACCTTGTTTATATGATATAACTACATTTGACATTGCTTTAATAAATGGTGGAATGTTGTCAACTGTAGGACGTTGAACACTACTATAGAGAAAAACTGAAAGAGAAGCCCCGTATTGTGCAATTGACTCAATATATCCACTTATTTCTTCTTTAATCTTCTTTTCCTCTTTACTATTACCTTTCGTTTGAAAAAGTGACATCATTTCATCAAAAACAATTAATATCACTGGTTCAGGAGTAAAGATTTTATTTAACTCGTTATATTCGTGAATATTATCTACTATTGCTTTTTTTCTATAAGGTTTTAATTTTTCAATTCTATCAGGTAAAATAACTTCATTTATATATTTTAACACTGTTGCAGTTTTTTCTAAATTATCTGCAAATGCTCTAGTATGAATACAATCTTCATAAAGACATAGATCATTTTTAGCTACCTGACACAAGTATAATTGCAAATCTTTAGGACTACAATTAACTATTAAATTAGTTAAAGTACAATCAGCACCTTTAGACTTTCCACTTCTAGTAGTTCCAGTTACTAAAATATGAGGACATTTTCTTAAATCTGCAAATATAGCATTTCCACTATAATCATTACATAAAAATATCTTATATGGGCTTTTTTCTTTAATTATTTCAAATTTCTTTTCATCATTTTGATTAAATATAAACTTAACTTGTATCCATTTACTAGCTTTTGAATGATTGAATACTATTATACATCCTAAATTCTCTTCTATCATTTCTCTATTTGAATCTAATTTATCAAATGTTAAAGGAGGAACTATATATATATTTGCTTTAAATCCATAATCTAAAAATTCAATCTTATTCAATGAATAAGTATTTGAAAATGAGTTGTATAATTTACTTAAAGCCATTATTCTTATCCAATCTCGTTTAAATTTATTAATGAGTGTGCCTTTTTTATATTCTTTAACAGTCTCATTCTTTGCTATTTGTTTGCATACCTGTTTAATCTCATCTTCTAATAACATCTCTACTCTCCTTTTTTGTTGTTGCTTTAGTTTATACTATGAGATATATTATTAATGTGTTACTATTATTTTTATAACATTGAATCCTTTTGTGCCTTATTAAGCTTATCTATTTTTCGTAATTCTGATCTAACACTCATAATTTCAATCTTATCTTCATTACTATTTCCTTTAATAAAATGAACAGTTAATGCTATTAAGTTTGAAGTAAGAAATATTCCGGCTATTATTAAAACTTGTTGCATTTATATATCTCCTTTTAAATTATCTTATAATCTATACTATGTGCTATACGTTTAAATGATACCAATTTTTATAAAAATAAGTGAAAATTAAGCAAAAATATTAAATTTTACATAATTTTTAGTAGTTTTTAATGAATTTTTGCTTAAAAATGGTAGAAAAATAGCACCTACTCTATTTATTGGTTGAGTAGGTGCTTGTCTTTAATTCTATTTATTTAAACATATCCCAAATATCTTTTATACTCATCGTGTCCATATCATCATCTATATTTGTATTTTTTGAAGTAGTAGTTTTAGTATTTATGTCTGACATACTAACTTCTTCTTCTTTTGTTTCGTCTTTTTGATTAATTTTTTTAGCTTTTTCATTTGCTATCTTGACTATATCATTTTTTATACGTTCATTCTTTTCTAATCCAGCTATCATTACCATATTGCTTACTTGAGTTGGAGTCACATGGTCATTAGGAAATGCTCCTACAACATCTTCTATAATAGGAATTGCAATTTCTTCCTTTATTCCATTATTAAGTGCCAATCCCATTGCAGTAGGATTTTTTATAGGTTGACAGTATATAGAATTTTCATAAGCTTTTTTCATATTATCTTTAAATTTATTTTCATCATTACCATCAAATTCAAACATCATAGCTTGACCTTTATATTTAAATAAATCCATTCTTTCTGATTCATCTGCATTACTTTGATTATTAGCTTGTTCACCTTCTATCCATCTATCAAATAATAGAAAATGCTCTTCATTAATGTCTTCCAAATTATCTCTGGAATCATTATTAATTACGTAATATTGATTTATAATACCTTTTTCCGACATTGAAATTAATTCATCTAAACTTTCTTGTGCATTATTTTGTATTTGCCATGATTCATGTTTTTTAGGTTTTGCTACTACAGCAATTAAAACAATATCTTTTCTATTTAGTTCAACTAATTTTTTTCTTAATAATGCCATAAACATATTAGTTAATCCACCACCTGTACCACCACCTAGAGTATAGTGAACAATGTATATTCGACACGTAGTATGTGCATCTAATAGTTTTTTTATCATTATTTCATAATAATCTTTAGCGTATTGTTGTGCTGTTTTTCTTTGTTTTGCACATCCTTTTGATCCTGGAGGTTGATAGACAAAATCATTGTTGCTTATTTTTAGTTGTGATAAATCGTCATAACTAGTATTTATAAAAAATCCTCTATATTTGCTTTTATAAAATTCATGAGCAAGTTTGCATCCCCCTTGCCCTATTCCTACTGAACAAAAGTCATCCTTTAGCATTATTTATTATCCCCTTTCTCTTTTTGCATTTTTAAATATCTATTTTTAAGTTCTTTAGTTACCATCTTATTTTCTTCCACTATTTGTATTCCTTTATCTGATAAAAAATATGTCTTTGCTCTTACGTCTCTAGCACCTTCATTTACTAATTCAAGGTTTATAAACATTCTCATCGAGTCTCTTATTTTATATATAGATAAACCTGTTGTATCAGCCATCTTTTGTAACGTAAATGAACATATTATAGAGAAACACCCTTTATCATATAGTGTATCCATTATGAAATAATCATTTTTAGTTAAATTCACTTGTATCCCTCCTTATAAACTATTACCAATATATCACTATTTTAAATTGGTGTCAAGATAACGTATTAATAATATTAACTCAACACCATCTATACATTATCTTTATGTTATTATAATATGATTATAATATTATTTTAATACTAAGTTAATATGATTTAAATGTTAAATAAATGTTATTATAATATTAAATTAGTATAGATATAGTATTATTTTAATATTATATTTGCATTGTCTTAATTTTATGTTATAATTTGTATAATAAAGTAAAGGGAGGTATTACATTCTATGGATGACCATACAATTATAGATACAAACTTTCAAGAAATAAACACAGAACAACCAATGTATTATACTATTGAACAAGTAGCTAAAAAATTAAATATAAGCAGTTTAAAAGTTAATCATTTAATATTTAAATTGAACAAATCAAGTGAAAGTAACAATTTCTTTGAAAACACTAATGAAATTTCACAGGTAGATTATGAAAAAATAGAAATAGCACAAGATTTGATAGATAATGGAATGTCTTATAATGATGTTGTTGATTATTTTAAAAATAATTCACATGGATTAATAAATAAAGAAACTGGAGCAATAAAAGAAGATTTGAATAAGATAGATTCACAGGTAATATCAAAAAATGTAACTATTGAAATCACAAAAAGAATGGATAAGTTAGAGAATAGAGTTATTAGTACTATAACTAATAATATATCTGAGTCATTTAAAGAAGAAGCTAAGAAAATAGCACAAGTATCCTTAGATGCAATGAATCAGACTAAAGATATCATGTTAAGTAACATAGAATTATTAACAGATAAGATGCAATCTTTAGAGCAAAGTAATCAAGCCAAAGATAAAGAACTAGAAAGATTATATTCAAAAGAAACTACTGTTATGAGGAATAAAATTGACAAAAAACAAGAAGAAATAGATAATCTTAAAAAAGAACTTGCAGTAGAAAGGGATAAATCATTTATTAGCAAAATATTCAACTTCAAGAAGTAACAACTCAACATAACCAACTTATTGTCGTATTAGAAAGTAATATGTTATAGCAGACAGGTCGCAGGACTAGAGATAGGATTAATGTCGAGTTAGTTGTTGTCTTTAAATTGGAAGTCTGTATTGGACTGATAAGTGGGGTAAAATTTATGTGTGAATTTTGGGATTATATTGACTCCCATTTTTAACACATTGAATCCCAAAACTCGCACAATAGCTATTTAAACTCCCAATTCCTTCACGTCTATATTCTTTCAGTCTAGTGATATCAATGCCTAAATCTTTATTAAAAGTATATAGTAGTATTATATATACTTATATTATAATTACTATTACTATATTTAAGGGAAATCTAGGCATTGATATCACTAAGGTTGAATGGTGCAGATGTGAGTAAAATAGGACTCATAGTGTAGATTTTGGGACTATTTTATAGCCATTGTGTTAAAATTGGGAGTTGACGTGTGAATTTTGGGACTATAAAATGGATATAGAAAGGTGTGTGGATTTTGGGAGTTGATAATGAAATAATAACATCGTTTGAAAATGGTATAATATATAAATCCAATGAATTAATAGAATCTTGTTATAACTTAACTACTGCTCAGAATAGACTTATTTATTTAGCTATGACTAAGTTAAATACAACTATATTAGAAAAAAATTTAAATATAGAAAAAGTTGAAAATAGAATTAAAACTGCCCAGTTTGATTTGACATTTATAAGTATTATGGATTATAAAAAAACTTTTAATATAAAAAGCAATAATCTATATATTGAATTAGCAAAAATAGCCACAGATTTATATAATGAGGAAATACTGTATTTAAAACCTAATGGAGACTTTGGAAGAAATCGTTGGGTTACAACTTGTGAATATGATCATACAGGAAAAGGAATATCATTGGAATTTCACCCTAAGATGATTAGACATTTATTAATATTCACATCTGAATATACGGGAATGTTTTTTGAACAATTTGCCAATAAACTAAAAGGTAAATATAGTTTTAGGATTTATGAACTATGTAAACAATATACTAAAATAAGAAAGAGAAATTTTGAAGTAGATGATTTGAGGTTTAAATTAAACTTATTGGATAAAGAGTACAAAGAGTATAGAGATTTTAAGAGAATGATTTTACTTTCTATAAAAGAAATAAATGATAATACAGATATGTTTTTAGAATATAAGGAAATAGAAAAAAATAGAACTACTAAAAAAGTATTAAAAATACAGTTTTCTATTACATTACAAAATAGACAACTTAGTTTATTGGATGAGCAAGGGGGAGCAGACGTGACTCATACTGCTCAAAATCAAGTAAATATAATTTCCAAGTTAATAAAACATGTTGTAACTGCACAACAATCAAGAGATATTATAACTACTGCATTGTCAGCTATTGATACTCGTGAAGATTTAAAAAGTTTAGATATAGGGGTTCAAGATTATATAATTGGAAGAGTAGAAGTTTGTGAAGAGTATATAAAAGAAAAAGGAACTAAGGATTATATTGGGTTAATCATTTCTGCATTACAAGGTAATTGGACTAAGAAAATAGTAATTCCACCTTCTGATGAAATTGTTGTTGACAGAGATGATGTTAAGAAAACTAATTTTCATAATTTCCCTGAAAGTAGTATATATTCTGATTCAAAGCAAATGAAAACTCTAGAAGAGAAATTACTTGGTTGGGATAAAGAACAATAACACTTATATCAAATACTTCACAATAAAAGCAACTACAGACTAACCATTGATTATAAATTCAAATAAGGTAATAGTCGTCACCTAAAAATATAACCTCACTAAGGGGCTTATAACGTCATTTAGAGCCTAACATAATAGTATATACATAAAGAGTCTGAAATATGACTCTTATTTTTATGTCTTGAATTAATATGGTATCAAGTTGTGAATTTAATAAAATATATTGAATGACTTGACAATAATTTGTATATGGTTTAATATGGAATTAATCAGAAAAGGAAGGAGGGAAGAGAGTGGATGATAAATTTACAAAAATACCAAATGAATATATAAATGGTGAAAACAAACTAGAATCAGATAAATTATTTCTATTGTCAATAATATTACAAGGAAGAACACCGAATGATATTTGTTTCTTAGGCGTTAGATATTTATGCCAAAGACTAAATACTACTACAGGAAATACCAATAGAACAAAATATATAATAGATACGCTAAAATATTCCCAAGAAAATGAAATACTGTTCTTTAGCGATGAAAATGATTGTAAGAATGGCATAAATATTGATCAAACTATTAAGCAAAATAAAATGGATACATACTTTGCTGAATTACATCATGATATGGATAATAACTTTACTATGCTATACCATAAGGAATTAAATATTATATTAGAATATTGTAATAATAACAAAATAGACAAATACATAATGGTACATTTATACTTATACATAATAAGATTAATAGAAAACAATGAGCAACAAGAAAACTATAAGCTATCATTTCCAAAAATTGAAACTATTGCAGAAGTTATAGATATAAGTGAAAATACAGTATTAAAATACATAAAACATTTGAAAGATGATATGAAATTATTATATTACGATAGTGTAGGGTATAAAATAGTAAATGGTAAATATAAAGCAACCAATATGTACTATTGCAGAATACAAGATAAAGAATTATTAGACTATAAAATAAAATATGAACAGAAAAATAAAGGAATAATACCATTAGATAAACAAAGTAAGAATAAAATAAATAATAAAAGGTCATTAAAGCAAAAGATAAACATATTAGGTAAGAAGATTGATAAAACAGAAGATGAAATAAATAAACTAAAGGAATTAGAAGAAGAATACAAACAACTAACAAAATAGAAAAAAGAAAGACCAAATCTCTGCGTAGCAAGAAATTCATCTTAGTAGAATTAGTAATATTAGTTATTAGTAGTATTAGTTAACTTCATTTCATTATAGGTTCAGACAAAAGGACTTAAGTCGAGAATTTCTGAGAGACAATGGCACTTGATTTAATTTGAAGTCTATTTGTCTGAGAGACTAAAATGAACTTTTTGACTCGGTAGTGTAAAGTAAAATATACTAAATAACAAAATATATAAAATGAGTTGACAAAAGAAAGATATGGTAGTATTATTAAATTGTGGACAGGGAGTAAGTAAATTACTAAATTTTCATAGGATTAAATAAAATATAATATAATAAAAAGGAGAAAGAAATATGAATGAACAATTAGTATTATTCGAAGGACAAGAAGTAAAGGTGAAAACAGATGAAGGGGAAACGTTATACAATTTAGTAAATACTGCAAAAGTATTAGGGATAACTAAAAATAACAAAGGTAATTTAGTAGTTAATTGGAAAACGGGGAATAGCAATTTAATAAGTAAACTAAACGCTATATCTAGTAGTGGAACTAATGGTTCTACCCAATATATAGATGAGATAAAATACATATTAGATGAAATAGAAAATGGTGAAGATAGAAACTCGATATTTATGAGTAGTTGGCTTTCGAAACGTATTGCAATGGAATGTAAAAATGATAAAGCCATGAGATATAAAGATTTCCTAGCTACATTAGATGAGAAAAGAGAAAATGGACAACTCCAGACATCTAATCAACAATTGGTAAGTATAGTAAGTGATACTATAAATGCAATAATGCCAACATTGATAACTGAAATGACACAAAAGTTAATACCTACTGTATTGGAAGCCAAACAACAAGTACAAAATATGCAATCATTAATGCATGATCAAGCTACAATTTATGATGATGAGAGAAATGAATTGAAATCCATGATTGGAATGCAAGGTAGAAATACTAAGGATCTAACTGATAAACTTAAATATGAATTAGAAAGAAAATATGATGAGAAAATAACTGCTAAAGATACATTTTATATAAATGCTAAGAATAAATTATTCAGCAAATTTAGAGTGCAACGTTGGGAACAACTCCCCGTAAATAGATATAATGAGGTATTTGCTTGCATTGAAGAAATGTTTTATGAATAAATACTTGATAAAATAGTGAATTTATTGGGTATTATGAATAAAATATAAACATAAAAACTCCATTAGTAGTCATTATAAATTAATCACTACAGGGTGTAAATCTACACCCAATATTCCATTTGCAAAAGCATTTGGAAATACTTTCTTCATTATTTGATACGCTCCATTTAAATCGCTGTTTATAAGCGTACCGTTATTAGACTTAAACATTCCTCTATATATTCTACGTGATTTATTATAATTATCTTTACAAGGTATCTCAGCATCAAGAAAACTTGTACCACTTGTATATGATTCTTCATTGGTAATAAACTTAATTCCTGCATCCTCGCACTTATAAGCTAATTTAGATATAAACTTGTCATAAGGTATTTGTACAAAAGTTTGATTAACTGATTTATGCATGTTGGCTTCTTGTTTCCACTCTTTATTTAATCCAACAACTATAGTATCAATATCTAATTCTAGGCAATAATTTATAACTTCTTTACTAGCTTTGTGCATAAAATATTCCATCTTATTATTACGTTTATTAGTTAGTCTAGCTTGTCTTTTAGTCCAATCAAGTTTATTTTCTTTCTTAGCAATAGATTTAAATTTGCTTATTTCTTTATTCCAGTATTTGTTATAAGATTTAATACCCTTGCCATTAATAATAATTGATTTAGCATCAATATTATTTGCCATTGTTACAAAGTTATTTACTCCTAAGTCAATACTAGCTATATTATGACTTTCTGTTGGTTGTTCTACTACTTCTTTTTCATATACAATTTCTAATATATAGTTACCACCTTGAGGTATAATTCTAGTTTGTAAATGATGTCCTTGTACTTTAGTTCTAAATAGATTATTAAATGGTTTTAATCTAGTAAATGCAAAATACAAGTATCCATTTTGTATTTGACTTTGCATATTAGTTAAAACGCATATATGCCTACCTTGTTTATCCTTATATTTTGGAAGTTTAGGTTTCCCGAGATACTTACTAGGATTTTTATAATAATCCTTTACACTTACTAAGAATGCCTTCCAGCTTTTACATAACATTTTTAATGTGTGTTGTGCTGAATTTGAACCAAGTTCCTTGAAACAATCACTTGTTTTTAATTGAAATGTTAAGTCATTATATTTAATAACTTTTTGAGTTTCAATAAATTGTTGTCTCATTACATAGTTAGCATAATTAAATACATTTTTAGATTGAAAACATAACTCATCACACGCACCCCATATAACGTGATTTCTATTTATAACATGTCTTTCTGTTCTACTTACTAACATTCTTTTTCACCTCCTTTCAAGTTGGTTGCCGACTAAATTATAACATCTAGTCAGCTTTTTTACTATTTCATTAATTAAACACAATCAATTATAAACCTTTGATTTATACCATCAATCTTAACTATTAAATTCATAGTGTTGTATGTATAAGTATCTAAGTACTTACTTGAAATAAATGTTGATTCAAATTTCCATTGATCCGTTTTAGTTATCTCTGCAAATTTATTAAAGAAATCTTCACTGTTAACTATATCTAGTTTCATTTCATAATCAATATCATCTGTACTATAAAACTTGTCCCATTCTTCGCCACTTATGATTACTAAATCATTATCCCAATTCCTTTGTTCTTGTAAGAAATCTAAAAATGTTAAATATTCAATTGTTCTTTGTGGTAGGTTACTTTCGTAAGCATTTTTGTCATTAATAATTGTTTCCATAATAGCATCTCTCCCTTATTGATTAAGGAATAATAATATGTTATACTAAATCTTGCTATAGATGGGTGATAACATTATTGTTATTGCCTTATTTTTATTTGATTGGTTTGTTTTACCAACCCTATGAGACTATTATAAACTCAACTTTATATAATGTCAACACTATATAAAAATATTTTTATATATCTTTAAGACTATATATGATATAATAGATTAAATAGGAGGTGTTGATATTGTCAATAAAAAACAATTTAAGTGGATTATTAGAGAAAAAGGGGAAAAGCTTATATTGGTTAGCACAACAGACAGGTGTAAGTTATCCTACCTTATATAAGATAAATAAAAATGAGACAGATGGTATAAAATTTTATATCCTTGAGGCTATCTGCAATACTTTAGAATGTAGAATTGAAGAATTATTAGAATTACAACAATAATTTACCATGCTAAAGGAATTTATAACTATAATAAATCTTTTTTAGTATGGTAAATTAAAAAGACTACATATTTAAAAATAATTTAATCATAATTAAATTGACAAAAATAAAATATATCACATAATTAAAATTGTTATTAAAGATAGTTGCACAACAAATGAATAGAATAATAAAATATATAAAATAAAATTTGACAACTTTAATAAAATATATTATAATAAAAATTGTAAGGAGGTGAAAGAAATGGTTATAGAATTTGGTACAAGCAAAAATAAGCTATATGAAAACAAATTATATAGATATCAAAAGTTAAATTCAAAGTATTTTATGCAACAAGAAATGACTAATGCTGAAATATATGAATGGAATAAGCTAGAAAACTGGCTAAAAATACATAATAATTAACAAACAATAAAATATATAAAATGAGAAAGGATGGTAAAATAAAATGACTAGAAAAATTGGACAAGTAACTAATGAAGAAAGAATGAGAGGTATAGGAAGATGTTAAAAAAGGATAACCAAGTAGAAAACAGAAAAACATTTGAAAGAGATTGGGTTTCGTATATATTAGGATTTGAAGATGATTACATAAAGGACGAAGAATGGAATGCAAATGATAGAGATTTAGAAGCTTATTATTGTGGATGTGATATGAGTAGTAAGTTTATAAGTGAAAGTGATAAACTTAAAGTCAAGAGATATAGAAGAGATAGTTGTAAGATATAGTACATATTTAATAAAATATATAACACATACATATTGACAGTTTAGAATTGAATATAAGGCACTTTACAGGCTCGTGATAAGGTTTTAGGATGGACAAGGTATAAGTTGTCGAGTTAGAATTAAATGGCTTAGAATGTCAGAGAGTAAGTTTTTAGACTAATATAATTATTATATGTTAAAGTCTAAAATAAAGACGTATGACAAGTTATAAGTGACGGTGACAAAGTATACCTAAAGTTATGTAGGATGGCATAGTGAGTCGGAGAATGGGCTTCTAGTGAGGAATATGGATAAGGTTGTTAGATAGTTATAAAAGATAATACAAACAACAAATTATATAAAATGATTTTAAAACATAGATTTTAAATGGGAAAGGAGAAAATGAATGAAAAAAGTATTCTTAGATGATTTGCCTAGATGGGGTAAAAGTGGACATGGCAATGAAGGTAGTATTAATTGGAAAGAAATTAATACTAATATAGTTGAATTTGAATATAATGATATAAAAGGAGAACTAATTTTAGAAAAATATAACGAATTAACTAATAAAATTATTGTAAAATATAAAAATTATGATTATGTAGAAATATTAATAGGGGATTTAAAATCAGGACATATTGGAAGTATATTTAAAAGAGAGTTATTTATAAAAAAATATGAAATAATTAAAAGTAAAAATAAATATCTAATATTAGATGTAAATACAATTCCTTTAATTAAAAATGGTAATATAGATTGGATTACAGTAGCTAATACTAAAATGAAACTTAAGTTTAAACATATAGATATTTATGGCATCGTACAAGTAATGGATTATATTCCTAAAAAGCAAATGTTAAAAATAAAATATTTGGATAAATATTATGAAATGGTAACAACTAGTTTCTTTAATTGTTCGTTTTCATACATGCTTAATATAATTTCAAGTGAATACAGATACAATTTAAATGATATTATAGATACTACAAGTGGAAAGATAGAAATATTAAAACAAGTTAGAATGAAAAAAGGTAATAGCGACCAAAAGTGTTATAAGTATAAATGTTTATTAGACGGGTATATTGGAACTATTAGCGAAAGAGATATAAAAACAGGCAATGGTTGTCCATGTTGTACAAATAAAAAATGTATTAAAGGAATTAATGATGCTTTTACCACTCATCCACATTTGATTAAATACTTTAAAAATATAGAAGATGCTTATACTCATACATATGGAAGTAATAAATTTGTAATATTCAAATGTCCAGACTGTGGATTTGAAAAGAAAATGAGAGTTAGTACATTATCTATATTTGGATTTAGTTGTAATCAATGTGGCGATGGAATAAGTTACCCCAACAAAGTAATATTTAATGTATTAAAACAATTAATTGGAATAAAAAATTTTAATGCAGAAAAGCAATTTATTTGGAGTAAAAATATTCATAATGACAATTGTAAGTTAAAAGGAAATAAACAATACGATTTTTATTTTAGATTAAATGATAAAGATATTTTAATAGAAGCACATGGAAATCAGCACTATGAAGAAAGTTTTGGATGGATAAAAGAAGCAAGAACATTAGAAGAAGAAATTAATAATGACAAGATTAAAGAAGAATTGGCATTACAAAATGGAATAAATAAAGAAAATTACATAGTAATAGATTGTAGGAAATCAAAATTAGAATTTATAAAACAAAATATATTAAATAGCAAATTAAATGAATTGTTTAATTTAGACAATATTAACTGGTTTAAAGTTGAGGAGTTTTCATTACATAGTAGAATTAAAGAAGTTAGTGAATATTGGAATAGTGGTATAAAAAATCTTACAGAAATATCTATTATAACTGGATTAGAAAAATCTACAGTAAAGAAATATATAAATAAAGGATTAAATATAGGTTGGAATGATTATGATGGCAATTTAGAGCATATTAAAAGTGCTTTAGTACAAGTTGAAAAATTAAAAAAGGGAGTTTTTTGTATAGAAAATAATTTGTTATTTGAAAGTTGTCATGATTTAGATAGAAAAAGTGAAGAAATTTTTGGATTTAAAATATCTTTTCAACAAGTTTCAAGATCATGTTTAAAAAAAGCTTTATATAAAGGATATACATTTAAATACATATCAGACTTAAGTCTAGAAGAATACATAAAATATGATATAGAGAATAAAATAAAAGAATTGCATAAACAAGAATTAGTACAAGCAGTTTAATACATAAAATAAATTATATAAGATTAAAAATATAACATAATAAGGGGAGTGACAAAATGTCGAAGCAATTGTATAGTCCAAGATTTATATTAAAAATTCAATCATCTAGATTAAAAGAAAGTGATTGGTCATTGAATATAAATTTACAGGAAGCAAGAGACAAAGAAGAATTAATTCAATTGGGAGATAGTCAAATATTAAGATTTATAAGAGAATTGACTAATATGAATTATTCTGAAAATGAAATAGAAGAAGTTAAAGATAAAATAAATGAATTAAAAAAAGAAAAGTCATGTAAACCAAATAAAGAAAAAATAAAAGAGCTATATAAAGACTTGGATAAAATGTTATACATAAAAGATTATGTATCTATAATATTTGATAAAAAGGGTGATTTTGATAGAGCAACCAATAAAAATGGATTTAGAATAAATGAAAAAAACTTCAAGAGAATAGTAGGTACTACAGGTGGAATAAAGAATAATACTGTTAATTTTTGTAGTGAAGAAATATACGATTTACTTAATGAAAAACTAGATTGTGGAAGAAATAAAGAAACGCCAATAGTTCCTGCAAAATTAGAAGCCTATAGAGCTTTATGTGCAAGTGTTTCAACTCCAGTAACCCAAACTAGAAGAATTTTAGTTATAAAAGATGGAATAACAAATATAAAAGACAAAGTAATTAAAGTTAGTGACAATGGTGACGATTATAAGGTTGAATACGGAATAGATTATGAATCTGAAAAAGAATTCTGTGATGGATGTGGAATGATTAGACCTACATTATCTGAACAATGGGCAATAGATTTAGGATTGTATCATGAAGATGAACAAGGAAACAAGATTGCTAATTATATACCAAGTGGTTTTAATACTAGAGACGCATTTGAAAAAGGAATGCTTTGTACATATGATTTTGAAATGTTTGGAGAAGAAATTGCAAATAATTATATGGTAAAAGATGCATGGGGCAATGAACATGACATAAGGGATATAGATATTATATTTACTACAAATATGTTAAAACTTTGGAATGCTTATGATAGTATAGAAGATTATTTAGACAATTGTGAAAAATATGGATATTTTCTAAGTGTGACCAAAGTAACTCCTAGAAAATTAGAATTAAAAAGAAATATGAATTATCAATATTTACAAAGTTATAATTTCACTAATGATGATATACAAGAATTATGTTCTGAAACAGTAAATAATATAAACGATGTATTAGGATTAGATGTTGCAAAAACAATATTATTCTCCAAAGGAATAGATATAACAAAGGACAATGTATCTAAAGGTGGGTATGATTTTATAAGAGCTTTAACTATAAGTGATAAAGTATTGGGAGATTCGTATGTTAAAAATAAAATATATAATATGATAGAAAAAAGAATAAGAGAATCTAAAAAAGGAGTTATACAAGTAGATGGTTGTTATTCTATAATATGTGGAGATCTATTTGCTCTATGTCAATATATGTTTGGATTAAAAATAACTGGATTATTAAATAAAGGAGAATTTTATAGTAAAACGTGGACGGATAAAGGAGTTTATGAAATAGTATCTTATAGAAGTCCTATGACATCCCATAATAATATAAGCAAAAAGAAATTAATAAGTAATGACTCAACTAATAAATGGTTTAAATATATAGAAACAATGACAATATTTAATGCTTGGGATACAACTTGTGATTCAATGAATGGTGCTGATTAACAAAATGGTCGTCTATTATGGAAACATAGTGGAGTATTACACCTTAAACTGCTCAAAGTCCCTAAAGATTTATACACTACAACGTAGATAGTAATATCAAGCGTGAATGTGGCGAAAGCAGAAAAAAGTATAAATATATCCTATGCTGAAATAAAAGCCTTTAATAAGGTGCTAAAGGTGTTGTAATGGGTAATGTAGCATGGATGTTATCTTATTGAGATAATCCTTCAACGACTATAAAGGTGTACCTTAACAGATAATGCTGATGGTAAAGGAATAGTCTACTCCCCTTAATAAATATCGGGAAACCGAGGGTATAAAGGTTTGATAGTGATGCAGAAATAGAAACTAATAATCCTATAATATTAAAAACAACAAAAAAAGAATTACCAATAATTTGTGAACAAAAATCTACTCCAAAAGTAAAAGTTACAGAAAATAAATTAAGATTATCTAATAAAAATGGATTTGGAAATGCAGTAGGATCAATAACTAATAGAGTAACTACAATGTTTGATGTACTTGCCTCGTTAGAAAAAGATTCAGATGAGTATAATGAACTAAGCAGAAGAATAATATGTGGACAGGCACTACAACAAGAAGAAATTGATAAAATTAAAGGTATTCAAGCCAAACAAATGCCTAAGATATGGTATGATTATAAAATAAATAAGATACTTGAAGAAGATAAGAAAGAAATAATAAAACAAAAAGAATTTGATCTAAAATTAGTAGTAAATAAAAAGCCATATTTTTTCATTTATAATTATAAAAATGTTCAAAGTAAATATAATGTATTTATGAAAAATGTGGAAAATAATTGTATAATAAGATTTGGATTAAGCTTAAAAGAATTAAAAAATAAACCAAATAAAAATGAGGAAGAAATAAATTTTTTAAAATCAGTAAAGTATAGAAGTCCAGTTTTTGAAAATCCTAGTGCTATGAACAAGATATGTTGGTACATAGAAGATGTGTTTGAGGATATTAAATTAAGAACTAACAAAGACGAAAAAGGATTTGATAAAAAAATATATATGACAAATTCTAAAAAATACGAAAGTAAAAGAGAAGATATTAAAAAAATATTTAAAGAATACAAAGACACACAATTACAATATATGATTGAAAAAGGAAAATCAGCCGATAAAGAAGATAAAAAAAATAAGAGAGAAGAATTTGTTAATAATTTTAGGATAAAAGCTATAGATATATATTCTAATAGTGATGATTTATGTAATGCTATGGTTTATACTCTATACGATATAAAAGCCAATAGACAATTTGTATGGGATATGTGTGGAGAGCAAATGATTACAAATCTATTAAATAATAATTATAAAAAATATAGATATCCTGTCAAATGTAAATATGGCGATATAGAGTGGCATGGATTAAGATTTAAAATGGAGGAATGCGAATGTTAGGATTAATAGTAAATGAAAAAATAATATGCGAAAAAGCTTTGTCTGAAAAGAATATAGAAGGAAAATCAATGAAGACAATTAGATTAATTATAAAAAAATATTTAAATGAAAAACTCACAAAAGAAAAAACATTAGAAAAAGTTGATAATTTTATTAAAGAAATGTATAAAGATAAGTACAATAAGTCTTATTGGAATAAAGTAATCACTGAAGCAATAAATACAGTATCTAAATATAATAGTTATAACTTAATTGACATCGAAAAAATAGAAATACATAAAAAAGAATTAGAAATTATTGAATCTTTAAATGATATTAGATTGGAAAAATTAGCATTTATATTACTTGTATATGCTAAAATAAATAAAATAATAAATCCAACAAGTGATGGAAGAATAAATATAAATTTAGCCTATATATTTAAAGAGAGTAAATTGGTTTCTGACAAAAAATTATTACATAAATTAGTAGATATGAAATACATATTAACCAGTAAAATTTGTGATTCTACAACGATGAAGATAAACTATATTAATGAAGATGGTGAAACAGGATTAACAGTATATAGTTTAAAGGACTTGAATTCAATTACATATTATTTAGAGTGTAAGCTAGATGAAAAATATAAAAGTTGTGAAATATGTGACAATAGATTTAAATTAAAGAGTGCAAATAGTCCACAGAAATATTGTAATAAATGCAAAAAAGAAGTTAAAATAAATCAAAATAAGCATAGTTATGATAAATTAAGGAAAAAGTAAAAATACTATAAACGTGACAACCAAGCCGTTTATAAACATAAAATAAATAATGGTGAACGTGGTAATTATGGTAGGAAATAAGTATCAGTTTCTATTTCTTATCAAAAAGGAGTTGTATTGATATTAGTATACAATCCAAGTGGGATAGAAGATGCTACCATACATATTTATCCCACGAAATAAATTATATAAAATAATAAGATAGTATTGCTCAATTTTGAGTTTATTATACCAACGCCCTTAGTGGGCGAAACACTTTTCATTTTAATTCATTTTTCATAAATCCCTTTATTTAATATTTTAACTCTCTCCGAAGAATGTGGCTACAATCAGGTAGCCCTTCTTTGAGAGAAAAGATAAAGAGTGAATTGATAACAATAAAATATATAAAATAAAAGTACAGTTTTAAAAGGATTACAGAAGACGTAACGTCGCAAGCCACTTACTAAATTACAGTAGGTGTATACAGTTAAATATCCCGTAAGGGTTATAAATAAATTAAAAAAATAAGATGAAGAGAAAGAGGAGAGAAATACAATGAAGAAAGAACAAGTATTAGAAATCGTTAAGGAAGTTTTAGAGTTAGGTAGTAAGAAGGAAGTAGAAGCTAAATTAGCTGAGTTTGATAAACTTATAAAAGCATTTGCAGAAAAATTAGAAATAGGGGATAAGGCTAAAATTGGTTCGTTTGTTGAAATGGAAGCTCAACATGTAGAAGCAAAACATAAAGAAGCTAGAGTTGGAAGAAATCCTCGTACTGGTTTGCCAGTAAATATTGATGCAAAGGATGTTCCTGCACAAGATGTAATTAAAATTAAAGCAACTAAGGCTTTAGTAAGATAATAATAAGACACTTTAAAGAGAACTAGATTTAATTATTTAGTTCTCTTTTTATATTAATCATAGAACTTATATTAATGTATAGGTTGTTAGTTAATATAAAAAAATACATGGCTGTGGATTCAGCAGGTGGGAAGTGGGTAAGTAATATGGGAGGAAAGAAAAATAGAGAAAATGACATTGTGATAAGTCTAAACGGAAATCAATCACAAGAAGTAGTTGGTAGTAATATGAGTATTTCATATTTGACCAGCGAAGGAAGAAAATGTGTTTTAGTTGAATTAGGGATGATACAGAATAATGATATGGCTGATGAATATATCCTAAACAAGGAGATGTTAAATAATATTCCAATCAAAGAATCAGATTATTGTTTTATGCTTCATTTGCATTGTGATCATATTGGGTTATTCCCAGCATTGTCTTCAATGGGATTCAAAGGCAGAATAATAACTACAAAGACTAATGCAATATTATCTAAGCCAATGTTAAAAGATTGTATAAAAATCCATGTTAAAAATTGTGCATATTTAAGAGAGAATAAAGATAAATTTAAAAAGAAAATCAAAGGAAAAGTAAAAGAATTATTTGAAGAAAAAGATTTAGATAACGTAATGAGTATGATGGAAGTTTATGAATTAGATAATATACATCATTTAGATGATTATTTATCTTTCAGATTTACAAATAACTCTCATATTATCGGTGCTACACAATTAGAGATTTTCATAAAGAAATTTGGAACAAATATTGTAAAAAAGATTTGTATTACAAGTGATTTAGGGAATACAGATAATTATTCTTATACATATTTTACAGAACCAACAACTCCAGTAAGCAATTCAAACGTTCTGTTTATAGAAAGTACATATGGATTAGGAGATAGAAATTTCAATAAAAGAATCTGCATAGAAGAAAGAAAACAATTAGAAAAAGATATTTTAGGATTTGTTAATTATGACCACTCTTGCATGATACCGTGTTTTGCTTTATCTAGGCTTAGTAATATGATGTGTTGGCTATATGATATATTTAAAGATATTTGGGATATGTCTAAACCAATTGTAATAGCAACTAATTTAGGTAAGAAAATAAATGATAAAATGTATGAAGTTTTAGACAATGAAGAATTGGCTTATTGGGATGAAGTTATGACTTGGAAAGCTTTTAAATTTATAAATGATAATAAAAGTTGTGAAGCGTTTGTTAATTCTAAACCTAAAAGCTATTTAGTTTTAAGTTCGAGTGGGATGATTAGTGGAGGATTTAGTAATCTATTTGTTAATCAAATGTTGCAAGATTCACATAATGGAATATTATTTTGTGGATATTGTTCACCAAATACAATAGGAGGACAATTATTAGATGATAGCACTGATACCGTGGTTGTTGATGGTAAAACATTGAAAAAGAGATGTATTGTAAAAAGATATTATTCATTTAGTAGTCATGCATCACAAAAAGATATTATAAATTACATAAAGCAATGTAGTTGTCAAAAAGTAATATTACAACATGGCTCTACTGAAGCAAAAGAAGAGTTAAAGAAATTATCTGAAATGGAATTAAGTAAAATAGACAGAACAACCAAAGTTATTTCGTCATATAAGGATATGCAAATAACTTTATAAAAATAAAATATAGTATATTGAAGGAGAGAAATAATTATGGCAAGAGGAAAATCTGTAAAAGTAGATTATAAGGGAGTAAAAGCTAAATATGAAAATGGAGAATTAAAAGGTACTTTAGAAGTAGTAGATGAAGAAAGTGGTGAAGTTTCAACATCAGATATCAATTTAACTGTTGAAGTTAAAGATTTACTAGCTTCATTACAAGAAGATGAAAAAATAACTATTAATGTTAAGAAATTTAAACCTATGAGTGCTAAAGGAAAGGCACAAATATTCAAATATCATTGTGGTTGTCCAGATAAAGAAATAAAATCTGCTTTTGAAGGGTTGGACATTACTTGTAATGAGTGTGAAAATACTTTTATGATGGAAACTGGTGAGAAATAATATGAAATGTGATATTTGTCAACATGAAAGAGTTTGTATAATGTACAAAGAATACATATTAAAGCTTGAAAGAGATGGTGTAGAAATTACAATTGATAAGTGTAAAGAATTTGATGAAGTAAAATAAAATATACTACAATAGCAGATACCTATATGGATTTGACTATAAAACAACTATTTTACAATAAAATATGAGGGCTAACACTCATTCCCCAGAGTAATTTTGAGTTACTCGGCACTCCTTGAGGGGGACGTTAAAAGAATATTCAAGGCAATGTTAGAAAACAGTTATATTATGTTTGTCGACATAATGGTAAAACGTGGGCGACTGTAGTAAATGTAGACGTACTAAAATTCTTATGGGCAGTCACTAAGTAACCAAAGGGTGGCAAAGGGGTTACATTAACAGATGGAGACGTTTTAGTTGTACCATCGAAACTAATTGGTCACTCTAGACTGATTAAGTATTGGATCGGAATATATCCACACAAATAACGAATTGAGTTGTGATGACTCTAACAAAAAAGATAATAGCGACTGAATTAGGATAATTTGGTTTATATTAATTAGATTAAACTTGGTTTTCTAGAAACCAGTAGATACATGAAGTTCTATACATCTTATATATGTATCATAAGTTCAATCGAAGATATTCGAGGTTGAAGGAAGTATGCGAATATAGGCGTTAGTGGATTATCGTCTTTAGTTATGTTTTTACATATGCTAAAAATCCACGAATTAATATGGGTGTATAGTGTAGTTGGCAACACGATAGTCTCTAAAACTATTATCAAAGGTTCGAAGCCTTTTGCATCTGCCAGACAGAACCAACAAAGGCTATGACTTTTCACTTGATCTTTGATGTCGGGCTAAAGTTATCCTGAAATATGTTCCAATTATTTATAGTAAAGAAGTACAAGTTACTATAATAGCATATGGACTAGTGGTAACCACATGGGTATGCAAAAATAAGGGAATTGGGGTATATGTTTGCGGATATATACTTGAGGAAGTTAGATGAGTCTAGCTTCCTTTTTTAATATAACAAAATATATAAAATAAAGTAGCAACAAAATCATATGCATACTATAACCTTACTTTTGATTGACCTCTTATGCGAGGTTGAAATGTATATATGTGATTTTATTGGTGCTTTATTAAGTACACATTGGAAAGTCCTAGAGATAGGCAGAAAGAGGTCAAAAATATGAAAGTGGTACAAATTAACAAAATTAAAGTAAAAATATTTGAGGAGGAAGATTTAAAAGAAAAACTAAATATGTTAATAGAAGATTGTAATATTGTACTGACATATCAAAGGGAATTTCCAGAATTATTACAGGACGATGTTAAAGATTTTATTATTGAAGGCGAAAAATTATGGAATAAGTTAGGCAATCCACAAGGTGAATATTCAAAATGGTTTAAAAGAAAAATAGAACCATTTTTTAAAGAAGATGTTGATTATAGTGTGGTCGACAAGCTTGTCGTTAATGGAAATTCAGTAAAAAGACAAATGCTAACCTTAGAAACTGCAAAACATTTAAGTTTAATGACTGGTGGAGATAAAAATTCTAAAGAAGAAATTCAAGAAAAGGGAAAATTGATTAGAAAATATTTCATGGTTATGGAACAAGCATTAAGAGATTTTGAAAAGTGGGAATTAACAAGAGAACCTGAAAAACAAGAATTTAATATTATGGTTGATGAATTAAGAAAATGGTGTGATAGAAATAATTATGAACTTGATGATAAAATATTTAAATCATTTAGAGTAAGAGAAAGTAATATGATAAATATGAATCTCACTGGGAAAATAGCTAGTGAGATAAAATTACATATTGGATATAAAGATAATGTTACTCGTGACCATCTGAATGAAAAATTGAATTCAGCAATATTAAATTTGCAACAATTAAATACCAATTTATTAATTGCCAATATGGATTTTGAAACAAGAAACAATTTAATAAAATCAGTTTGTATGACTAAATATGCAGATTTAAAAATTAACCAATAAAATATATTATATGATAATTATAAAACTAGTTGATGTAAAAGTCAATTAGTTTTTCTTTAAAAGATATTAATGAAAGAGAGTAGATTAAGATGACTTTAAAAAACGATGGTAGAGAATCAAATAAAATGAAAAAGAAGAGACATAAAACACAAAAATGCACAGGCTGTAAAAATTTATTAGATATCGATACATATATCGATAGGAATGACTTCGATAGAATAGATTCAGATACAATTCTAGTTTATTGTGAGAAATGTGGAAATGAAGAATTAGTAAAATTATAAGACAAATTAAATATGAGGGAGAAATATTTATGGAAGAGAGAAATGAAGTATTTAAAAAGTTAATTGAGGAATCTGAAAATGGATATATAAGTAGAATGTATAAAATAAAGTCTCAATATGATTTAACTAATAAAGAAGTTGCACAATTAATTAATATTGAACTAGGAACTTCTTATGCAGAAAGTAGTCTAAGGGGAGTAGCAAAATATCATTCAAGTGGATTTGATGAAGGATATGAAGAAGCTTTATTAAAACTTAAAGGTGAAAAAATTTTAAATTATTCAAAAGAAAATGCAGAGTTAGAAAAAGAACTAACTACATTAAGATTGGAAAATGAGAATTATAAACAAATTAAATCATTTAAAGAAGTAAGTGAAATTAAAAACGATGGCTCTTATTCAAGTGAAAAATTGATAGGTATAGAAAATGAAGAACAATTAAAAGACGAAAAATTCTTATTAAAAGTTCATGGATATAATGAAAATGATTGGATTATAGTTAGTGCTAGAAATTCGATTTGGAATGCACAATTGAAAGGTGGCAAGGTAACTAAATTATATGCTAGTAAAATTAATGTTAAACCTAAAGTTGATGAAATTTCATTAGAAGAAATGAAAGAATGGTTTACTGATTTTGATAGAAAACATACAACAATTAAAAATATTACATATAAAAATACTAATTCAGATTTATTATTTGAACTTCCAATAGTGGATCTGCATTATGGGAAGAAAGGTTATAGTTTTGAAATAGGAACTGAATCTAGTTCAGAATTAACAGAACAAAATTTCTTTAATATAATAGAAGACTATAAAAAGAGATTAGAAGGAAAGGAAGTTTCAAGAATATTATTCCCAATAGGCAATGATATGTATAATAGTGACACTAGTGAAGGAACTACAACCAAAGGCACAAAGCAAGATAACGATATGAGATGGAAAGAAATGTTTAAAAAAGGAATGGAAATAGTTATTGAAGGGATTGAAATGCTTTCTCAAATTGCACCAGTAGATGTAGTTTACGTTGAGGGTAATCATGATACTATGACAAGTTTCTATTTACTTATGGTATTATCTGCACATTTTAGAAAAGATGATAAAGTAACTGTTAGTGAGAATGTTAATACTAGACAATACTATCAATGGGGAGAATGTCTAATTGGGTATGCTCATGGAGATTGTGAAAAGAATAGAATAGGTAAGTTGATGCAAATTGAAGTGCCTAAAATGTGGGGAGAAACTAAATATAGAGAATGGCATCTTGCACATTTACATCATGAATCTTCTAAGGAAGATGGTGGAATAACACTAAGGCATTTACCAACGATAACAGGAAGTGACGCATGGCATTCTAAAAGTGGATATGTTGGTGCTTTGCAAAGATGTCAAGCATTCTTATGGGATAAACATAAAGGTGTTTTAGATATAATGTTTAGTCAAATTTAACAGAAACAAATAAATTATATTAAGAAAGAAGGTTTTATTAATGGAAGAATTATTATTAAACATCGAAGTAAATACAGGATTTATAGCTGAGACTGAGGATATTTTAGAGCTTGTAGATTATTTAAATGAAGACGGAATAACATTTTATTATGATGCTGATAAAGAACTTGAAGATATTATAGAAGATAATGATATTTTACAGATTACAAAAATAGTTTGTGAAGATTGTGGAGAAGAAACATATTTCATAGAAGAAGTTTTTGATGAGGAAGGATATACAATTCCAGATGATAGATTAGTATTTACATATGTGGATGAAGAATTATTAGATTGCATTGAATATACTGCTTTAGATACAGAAATAGTTCCTGTTGAAATAGTATATGATGATGAAGAAACTGAATGTGATGGAGATTGTTCAAATTGTGAATTATCTGAGGAAGAGTTTGAAGATGAAGACTTAGGTTTAGTTTTAACTGAAGAATTATTAGATTCATTAAGTGAAATTAATCCTGACGATGTAGAATCAATAGTAGAACTTATTGCAGATAAACTTAATGAAGCTTTTGAAATGGGATATCAAGAAGGACTAGATAGTGCTTTAGAAGAAGTTAAAGACACTGTTGATGCAATTAAATCTTTAAGAGTTACTGAATAATAACAAAATATATAAAATAGGATTATAAAATGTACGTTTTATTGGGTTTTTGATTTGGACTAGGTTTAATTATCTAGTCCCTTTATTATGAATTTATAGAAAAATTAAGGAGGAAAATAAATGAAATTAGCAAATGGTATACAATTTAATGACGGTACAAACTTAGAAGATTTTAAAGCTAAAGTAGATTCACTTTCTGGTGTGTCTTCTGAAAGTTCAAGTAATACAGATACATCATATGTAGATAATAAAATAAATGAAGTTAAAGTTGATATTGCTGATGTTTTAGAAAAGGTAAATGGTATAGTAATTCCTGATATTAGTGGACTTGCTAAAACTGAGGATATAGATAGTAAGATTGCTAATGTTGTAGCTAGTTTGAATCAAGTAATAGCTGATTTACAAGCTGGTAAATATGCAAGCGTTACTGGTACAGTTACACCAAGTTAACTTGAATCAAATTTAAATTGGTTATAAGACTAGATAGTTTTAATTATCTAGTCTTATTTATTATGAATTTATTTAAATGGAGTCTATCTAAAATAGGTAGGTTGCTATAAATAAATTATTCACATTTGTGAATTTTAATTAGGAGGAATGTAATTATGATAATAACAAAACAACAATTAATGGACATTTTAGGAGTGAAATCAGATACTCTTAAACAAATCGAAAAGAGAAAGACATTGGAAAAGAGACTTAATGAAAAGGGTTATGTTTTAATTAACAAAACCAAGGACGGAAGAAATAATATTTATGAAATAGAGCAATTAAATAACAGTAAGGAGTTATTAAATAATATAACAAATTATATGTTTGGAACAAATAACGATTTTGCGTTTTCAGATTATTTTATGTATAGAATAATGAATACTGAGAAACCAATAACAAAAGAAATGTTATCTAAATGGTGTAAAGTAAATAGAAAAACAATAAGAAGGTGGGATAGTAAAATGGAGTTAAACAATATATTATCAAAAGATGGATATTTTTATATTGCTATGGAATTTGACAAAGATAAAAAACCTACATATAGAATAACTTGCAAGGATGAATATTCTTCATATATTAAATGTAGTAGATTTGCAAATAAAAAACAAGAAATAGCACAAAAATATAAGAAAGATGAGATTGATTATGACACTATGCAAATGTTAATGGATAGTGTAACTACATATGCTCAAACCATAGAGAATAAGTTTGTATATAGGGTTAGTAAATTTCAATTAAAAGAGAATAATAAGCTATGTGTAGATGTATGTAATCTAATAAAAGATACTTATAATATTAATGCTATGGATTATTATATTGATTGGTTAGAAAGTGTAAATGAAAATTAATAGGTGGTCATAATAGGGCATATATATAATATAATGTTGTGGCTAGATGTACCCTATTAGATAAAATATAAATAAGTAATTATTGGATTGCGACGTAAGGAACAAGACAAAAACAACCGTTAGGGCGTTAGACAATACCACAACATCTTGAATTCAGAACTTATGTGGGAATGAGTCTTGTAGCTAACGCTACGCTTTTCTTCCACCTACGGTGTCAGAGAATAAAATATATAAAATAGTAATTGACTTCTATGAATAATATGTGGTAATATTTACTTGTAAACAAAATATATAAATAGGAGTGATTAAAATGGAAGAAAAAAAGAAATATTTTAAAATAGACCAAAAGACTTTAGCTACTGCAATGAGTTATCTGTGTTATACATATATGAAATTTGATGAAAACGGAAGGACTATATATTCATTTGAAGATAGTAATGAATTTAGAAAAGATTTAAAAATTTTAAATGAATTAAGAAAGAAAAATAATACATATAAGAAATAAATGTGATATTAATTTAGATTAATTTAATTAGAAAGAAGGAATAAATTATGGGAAAAGGACAACCTTGGTTAATAGAAGATGAAGAATTTTTAAGAGAAAATTATATAGATTTATCTAAAGAAGAATTAATAGAAAGATTTAATACAAGAACTTGGAAGGGAATAAAACATAAAGCTAATGACATGGGAATAAAGAAACGAAATAACTATGAAGATATTCCATTAGATGAATTATATAAAATAGAAAATGGAATTAAATATAAAAAGTGCAAATGTTGTAGACGTTATTTACCTTTTGAAATGATATATTTCCCAAAAGACGATACTTGTATTGATGGATTTAGGTATGTTTGTAAAGAATGTAAAGGAGAAAATTTTGGGTTATCTAATGCTATTGATTGGACAGATGAAGATGTAGAATTATTAAAAGAAGTTTATTCTAGTATGATAAACGAAGAGATTATCAAAGAATATTTTCCCAATAGGAAATTAAAACATTTAACAGATAAAGCTTCGAAATTAGGATTAAAGAAGGATAAAGAAACTTTCAATAGGAGTAGGGTTATGAGCCATGAGGGTAGAATTAGAGTGTCCAATGCTAGGAAAATAGAAGGTGCTTTTAAAGGAGTTAATAATCCAATGTTTAATTCACATAGAGTTGGAAAATTAAATCCAAACTGGAAAGGTGGAATAACATCTGAAAAAAGGAAAATAATGAATGGTGATGAATATAAACAATGGAGACAAGCAGTATTTGAAAGAGATAATTATACTTGTCAATGTTGTGGAAGACAAACTCATAATAATGAAGCTCATCATTTAGATAATTTTGCTGATTATGAAGAACAAAGATTTGATATTAATAACGGAATTACATTATGTAAGCAATGTCATAATCCAAATCAAGAAGGAAGTTTCCACAATACTTATGGAACTCTTCATAATACGAGAGAACAATATGAGGAATATGAGGAAATGACAATGAATGAATTTAATAAAAAAGATTTAAAAGTCGCTAATTAATTTTAGTGGCTTTTTATTGTGTAAAAATTTAAGAAAAAGGAGGAATGAGAAAATGGCAAATCCAGTAGCAAATAAATTAAAATGTACTTGTTGTGGTAAAGAGAAGAAAGAAACAGACTTTTATATGAGTAAATCATTTATATATAATGCCACTTCTCATTTACCTATCTGTAAAACATGTTTAGGTAATGTATATGATAAATATTATAGTAAATATCAAGATTATAAATTAGCACTATATTATATGTGTAGATCAGTAGGTATATGTTTTAATATGAGTTGTTATAATGGTGTTTTGCAAGAAATAGAAAATGGAAAGCAGACAACTATATGGCAAATATATATGCAAAAACTAAATAGTCTAGGTGCTAAGAATGGTGCTGGAGATGATTTTGATTCTAGTGATTCAATTGACATGGACACAGAAATTGAAAATGCTAATATAGAGCGAGGACTTAGTAAAGATACAATAATCAAATGGGGAAATGGTTATAATGATGATGATTACATATGGTTGGAAAATACATATAACGATTGGGTTGGTAAATATAAAAGTGACACATTGTCAGAGCAAAAAACATTTAAACTTCTTGCAATTAAAGAATTTCAGATAATGAAGGCAGTTGAAAAGAATGGTAACACTGATAAATTAGAAGAAACTTATCTCAAGCTTATGTCAGCAGGTAATGTTACTCCTAGGGATGCCAATGCTTCTATGGACGATGAAAATACTAAAGGACTAGGAGTTTGGACTAAAGATATTGAGAAATATAGACCAGCAGAATATTTTGCAGATAAAAAATTATATAAGGATTTTGATAGTTTTGTTGATTATTTGAATAGATTTGTATTTAGACCAATTAAAAATTTCTTAATGAAGACTAAAGAATATGACGGTGAATTTTCAATAGAAGATGATTTTAAAGTTGGTGATGATAAATAATGGCAAATAACTTTAAAACATCTAGACAAAATAATGCTAAAAAAATAAGTATAAATGAAAAACCAAGACAACAAGGAAAAAAAGAAGAAAAAAGTTTTGATTATACTGAAAGATTGATTGACTGGATTACATTTTATAGAAGGAACATCCATAGAGCGGTTCAACATTACCTACAACTTGACATGCATTTATACCAATCTATACTGTTGTATTTTATGAATTTGTGTCCATTAGTTGTTATAGTAGCATGTAGAGCAACATCAAAATCATTTGTTATAGCAGTTTTTGCATGTATAAAAGCGATACTTTATCCAAATTCATTAATCGTGATAGCCTCAGCGACAAAAAAGCAAGCTTCTTTAATTGTTACTGAAAAAATAGTTAAAGAATTAATGCCTAACTCTCCTAATCTACGGAGAGAAATAAAAAATATTAAAACTAGTGGAAATGAAACCGAGGTCATGTTCGTGAACGGATCTTCAATTGTAGTTGTTCCAGCTACAGATAATGCTAGAGGTTAGTAATATAGCCGTCTTAATTCAACACCATAGAAGAATTAAGATTATTAGGGGGTAAAATCGGTGAAAGCTAAGTTTATATATGCTAATACCGAGGTAAGTTATTATACTTATAATAATACCGTAGAGCGTAGAAGGTGAATAAATATAATCCTTCCATGAGTATCCTCAATCTTTATGGTTGCAATAAGCAGATTAAAATGTACGCCAATCTGGGTAGTAAAGACCTACCGATGAAAATGAGGGAAACCTCCAGAGTCTAAGATAAAAAACTTAGAGTTAATAACAAATTGTATAGAGCTACAGTTATGATATATGAAGAATTTCGTATGATTAAAAAAGATATTATAGACTTTGTATTATCTCCATTCTTAATCATACGTCAAGTACCATATTTAAATAATCCAGAATATGAACATCTAAAAGAAGAACCTACTGAAATATATATAAGTTCTGCATATTTTGCACAACATTGGATGTCTAAGATGATAAAATTATCAGTCGTTGACATGTTTAAAAAATCAGAAGCTATATTTATGGGATTTGATTATGCTATAACATTAAAACATAATATTCGTACAAGAAAACAATTAATAAAAGAAAAGAAAAAATTAGGAACAGTTGCATTTGCAATGGAATATGAAAACCAAATGGTCGGTCAAGGAGAAGATGCTTTTTATACTTTTGATTTAATGAATAATGCACAAACTATGAAAAAAGCTTTCTATCCTAGAACTGCGCAAGATGTATTAGAAAAGAAAAAGAATCCACATGAGATACCTAAGCAAAATGGTGAAAAAAGAATAGTTTCTGTAGATATAGCTATGGTTAATAATGATAAAAATGATAATACCGTTATAACTTGCATTAGAGCTTTACCTAGTGGAGATATCTATGAAAGACAAATACCATATATTGAAGCTTTCAAAGGAGATAATACAACAATACAAGCAACTAGAATTAAAGAAATATTTTATGATTTTGATGCAGATATATTAGTATTAGATACTCAAAATGCAGGTTTATCAATAGCTGATGAATTAGGTAAGATAACTTATTCTGAGGAAAGAGATAAAGAATATCCTCCATTTAAATGTTTCAATGATGATGAAGTTGCTAAAAGAATAAAAAATAAAGATGCATTGCCTGTATTATTTAGTTATAAAGGTCAATCAAAAATAAATGAACAAATGCATTATGCTATGAAAGATGCATTAGATAGGAAAAAGTTAAAGTTATTAATAAATTCAGTTCAAGCAAAAGATTATTTAGACACCAAACCATTTTATAACAAAAAAGATGTAGGTTTAGATCAACAGGTGTGGTATGAACTAGTTTATGTTCAAACAGATTTATTAATAAATGAAATGGTTGGATTGAATCAAACTATTAGTAAAGGAAGTCTAGCATTGGAAGAACCGACTGCATCAGCAACCAAAGATAGATATATTTCATTAGCAATGGGAAATTATTTAATAAAACAATGGGAATTAGATTTACAAGATAAAGATGATGAGGATGATTGGTCAGATGCACCATCATTCGTAACATCATATTCAGTTCAATAAATCAACCACAATTCTAAACAAAATATAAAACTAAAGGAGGTGAAAAACTATTGCCTACAAAAAAAGAAAAAACAACAATATCAGTTGAAGTAGCAAATGATATATTAGATGCTTCTCAGCCAATAACATTGGTTCAAAATGAAAATAAAGAATACACTGTTTTTGCTTCAACACATATAAAAACAGATAATGAATTAGATTTTGAACAAGCATCTTATAATTTTGGTACTAATCAACATTTAATTAACAAAATAGTTAGATATGAAAATCATTCGTATAATACTACACCAGAAAAATTAAATATGTTAGCACAAGGAACACAAAATCATATTCATAAAGTATTAGAAGTGAATAGTTTAATTAAATATTATGCTAATAAAAATGACTTAGTTGGTATTGTTATTGGTACTATAGAAAATAACGTCAATACAAATTATAAAATATCATTTCCTAAATTACCTGACAATGTAAAAAAGAAAAATAAATTAAAAGATAAAGTTGATACAATTTTAAGTAACTTTATTGATAATGTTGATTTAAAACTTCAAATAAGAAAAGAAGGAATGCTGACATTTACTGAAGGAACATATTTCACATATCTAAGAAGTAATAGTGATGGTACTTATGGAATATCTACATATCCATTAGGATTAGTTCATTTTACTGATTATATTATTGACGGTGAGCCATTGTTATATATGGATATGATTGAATTAAAAAGTAGACTAGCGATAACACAAGCCAAGTATAAAACAATTAAATCTAGTTTTATTAATTTTTCAGATAATATAGAAGATGAAATACAAAAGAATTACCCACCAGAAATATATGAAGCATATAAAAATAATTATAAATGGGCAATATTAGATCCTAAAAGAACTGGTGTACATAGAATTAATGAATTAAATGGTATATATGGAGTATCGCCTATATTCAAAGCTTTAAATGCATTACTTATGCTTGAGACAATAGATAATATAGATAGAGAAAATATACTTGTAAGTTCAAAGAAGATATTTTATCAAAAAACTAGAAAAGAGTTAATGGGAAATGACGGACAAAAAACAAAGAACTTTGCAGAATTAAAATTTGCACAAGATGAATTAGTTAAAGCAATGGGGCAAAAGGTTGTTATATATACTTCTCCTGCTTATGTTGAAGATTTACAAATAAAAGAACCTAAAGCTGAATTAACTGAACACTCAGTTATTCTAAGATATAAAAATCAAGTATTAAATAGTTTAGGTATTTCATTTTTAAGTAATGAATCTAAATCATCTTTTAATAGTGTACAAGTTTCAGTTGATGAGTTGCTAAAGACAGTTAATAAGATAGTTTATCAATTTGAAAATACATTAAATAAATATCTAAAAGTAATATGTAAAGAGAATGGTATTGATTCAGCATATATTCCAGTAATTAGTATAGAAAAATCTGAATTGTTATCAGATGATGCCAAATTAAAGTTTGTAGAATTAATTTATAGTAAGTTAGGTTTCAGTTATAAATCTGTATGTGAGTTATTAGGAATGGATTATAATACTGAAGTTGAAAGAAGAAAAGAAGAAAATGATAATGATGTAGATAAAATATTTAGCCCACATTTAACATCATTTACTGCAAGCGATAGTGAAACTGGTATCATTGGAACAGAAGGAGATTCAACCACTAATTCAAATGGTTCTGAAAAGAATAAAAATTTAGACCAAAATACAGAAAATAAAGCAAGAAAAGATGGTCAATTATAACAAAATATATTTGAAGGGAGGTGAGGAAGAAAATGAATGATAATAATTTAGTTTTAAATGGGGAATTATTAGAACTCTCCTCAAAAGATAATGGTGATTTAGTTGGAAAATTTTTAATATGTCCACTTGATGAATCAAATTTAAATGGAGTCGGACTTCGTGAATCTGATTTATCACAAGATGAATTATTAGGATTAGCTACTAGACCAGTGCAATGTAAAGTAATTGATAAAAATGGTAAGTTAGATTTTGGTAGTCATGAAGCAAAAGTAACATATGTAAAAGATGAGAATGGTAATTTAGTTAAAAAATATGTTTTTGATACTCAATCAGTAGGTTATCATACAGAAGTTTCAATAGAAAATATTGAAATTGATGGTGTAACTAAACGATGTATAGTTGCTGTAGCATGTATATGGGCTAGATATGAAAATGTTATTTCAGTTATTAATAGATTAGGAATATCACTACATACAAGTTGGGAAATTGCTTATTCTGAATATTATATGGACGAAGGTGTTAAATGGATAAAAGGATTAAATTGGCTTTCAAATTGTTTATTGGGAAGTAATATATCTCCAGCATACGGAGTCGCAGGATTACTAGAAGTGGCAGAAGAAGATCAAGAAATTCAAATCTCAAACGCTTTAGTTGAAGACAATGATGCTATTAAAAAAATAGAACAATTTAATCCTATCAATACAAGTAATCAAACTGATAAAAATTCAGTTGATAATAAATTAAATAATGAAGATGCACAAAGCAATGAAGGAGGAAATAAAAAAATGGTAAATACAAAAAAAAGTAAACAAATAGAAAATTCATCTCTAACTATTGGAGATGTTTATAAAGCTATTTATGATGCATTATGGGATAGTGAATATGACCCAGATACAGTAATAATTCATCCAGTAGAACAAGAAATTTTAATTCATGAATATGATGATTTGGAAGAAAATTATATTCAAATTCCATATATAATGAATGAGGATGGTACAGTTGTATTAGGTGATGGAACATGTGTGGCAATGGTATTTATGCCACAAGCAACATATAATATGCAATGTTGTGAATCTACACTAGCCAAAGAAAAAGCAACAAAAGAATTAGATGAAGCAAACGCTACATGTAAGAAAAAAGATGAGGAAATGTCAGAATTACAAAATAAATTAAAAGAAAAAGAAATAGAACTATCTTCAAAAATTAGTTCTATTGTTGATTTAGGTAAAAATATTTCTGAAAAAGAAAGTGTAATTGCTGAAAAAGACGAATTACTTCAAGCTAAAGAATTGGAACTTTCTGAACTAAAACCTTTTAAAGAGGAATTAGATAAAATAAATGCAGAAAAAGAAGCTCTTGAAATTGCTGAAAAGAAAGAAACATTTAAAAATGAATACTTATCAACTAAGTTAATTTCTGAAAAAGATTTAGAACTTAGTGAAGTCAAAGAAGCTATTGAAACTATGGATAATTCTAAGATGGAAATATTTATTGCTCAAAAAGTGATTGCTAAAGCAAAAGCTGGAAAATCACAAATTGAAGTTTCAGAATTAAATAAAGAGCCAAAGGTAGAAGTAAATTTAAACTCAACATCTAATAATGATAAAGAATTTAGTTTTGCTGATGTTAATTGGAAATAAAATAAATCAAATCAAGAAGCTATTGATAAATATACTAATATATGTTAATATTGGTATAGGAGGTGATTGGAGTTGGAACAAAAACAACGTTCTTATTATGTAGCTGATACAATTAAAGAAATGACATTCTTAGTAAAGAAGGATTGTATATTAAAAAAAGTTACGGATGATAGAAATAATCCTAGATATAAGGTATTCCTATTTGAAGATTCACCTTATTTACAAGAATGTTTAAAAGATTATAAATAATAAAATAAATAACATTTTATATTCATAGAAGATTAAAGGAGGAAATAAATTATGCAAGAAAATAAAAGTAAAACAAGAAAAGTATTCATAGAGGAATTACCAAGGTTTACAGAAGGAAGGTATAAAAGTAAGATTAACTGGTTGGGATGTATGGGTTGTAAAATCTATTTCATATATGATAATATTGAAGGTTATATTGAAATTATTGGGTATGACATTGAAAATAGTAAATTAACAATTAAATACTTGGAAAATATTACAAAAATTACTACAACTAATTTTGCTAAATGTCAACTAGGACAAGTATTAGGAAAAATAACTAGAGATTTTAAAGTAAAGATTGGTACTAGATTTCAAGATGATAAAAGAGATATTACTATCATTGATAGAAAAGTAGACAAAGATAAATATGAAACTGAATGGAAATACTACAAATACAGATGTAATAAGTGTAGCTTTGATTGTAGAGAACATTGGAGCATAAAAGATAAAGAATATAAAGAAGAATTATGGATTGAAGAAAATATGTTATTATCAAGAAAGCAAGGTTGTTCATCTTGTTCTGGTCATATAGTAGTAGAAGGAATTAATGATATTCCAACAACTGCACCAGAATTAATTCAATATTTCTCAAATGGATATGAAGACTCAAAAAAGTATACTAAATCTAGTAAACAAAAAATTAATCCGGTCTGCCCTAATTGTGGGAAAATCAAGGAAAAATCAATGTCGATATGTACAATTTATAAACAAGGTATATCATGCTCTTGTTCTGATGGATTCAAATATCCAAATAAATTTGCATTAAGTGTCCTTGAACAATTAGGATTAGATTTTGAAACTGAATTTACTCCTGAATGGATTAAACCAAGAAGGTATGATTTTTATGTGTCGTCTATTAATAAAATAATAGAAATGGACGGAGCATTAGGACACGGGAATAAGAAGGATTTAGAAGGAAGAAATTCCACAGAAACGAAAGAAATTGATGACTATAAAGACAAACTTGCACAAGAACATGGAATTGAAGTTATTAGAATTGATTGTGATTATGATAATAATGACAGATTTCAATATATTAAAAATAATATTCTAAAATCTAATTTATCAAAGTTATTTGATTTATCTAAAATCAATTGGGAAAAAGCAGAAGAATTTGCTTTATCTAATTTAGTAAAAGTTGCCTGTGATTATAAAAATAATAATTCTGAATTAACTACTTTAGACATTGCTAATCTAATGCATTTGCATAGAGCAACAATTATCAGATACCTTAAACAAGGCACAGAAGTATGTTGGTGTAATTATGACGCTAAAAACGAAATTAGAAAAGCCGTTGGGAATAATGGGAAAATGGGTGGAAATTCAGTTAAAGTATTCAAAGATAATTTTTTATTAGGGGTATTTCAGTCTGTTTCGGAATTATCAAAACAGTCAATAAAAATATTTGGAACAACATTAATTAGACAAAATATATCAGAGGTTTGTAAGGGTATAAGAAAAGAATATAAAGGTTTTACTTTCGAATATGCATAAAATAATAATAAATACAAAGAGAGATTAGATAAATTCACTAATCTCTCTTTTATTATATAAAAAAATAAATTAAAAAAATTAGAATAATGAAAGCGAGGAAATAAATTATGTTAAGAAATTTACAAACAAATGGAAACGACTATGCAAATGGGCAAAATACAGTATCAGTTGATATGGTAAGGGGGACTTTTGTAACTACTGATGAATCAACCAAAACACTAGCACTCGCAAACTCGATTGCTGGAGCAAAATTATTAGATAGGGGTACTAAACTAACAAGAGATGTTGCTCAAGGTTTTGCTATCTCTGTTTACGATACAGATCAAGATACAATATTAGCCGGAGAAAGAGGATACTTAAATACTTTAGAAGGTAGATGGGCTACAACTGAATACAATTCTACAGTTAATGCATCACTTGCAATAGGTAGCTATTTAAATATATCTGCTGGAAAACTAATCGCTTCACCATCAAATGCAGTTACAATAATTAAATTTATTGGACTAGTTCCTGATTGTGGACATACATTAGCTGGGTTTGAAATAGACGCAACAGCTAAATTAGCTTAATAGAGAAAGAGGAGGAAATAAATTATGAATATAGAATTATCACAATACATGACAAGCAAGGGTACAATGTACGAATGGGCAGAGAAAGTAGTAAATAAAAAGGAATTAACACCAGAACAAATTGCAATTTCAGAAACAGTAAATAAATTTGCAGTAGAAATTGCAAACAGTGGGTTAGGAAATGTAGCTTTATCAGATTATTTACAAAGAGTTGTACAAGAACAAATCTACGATGAACCTTCTGAATTATTAGATACTATGTTCAATCAAGGTGCTATTGGAGAATTTGATGATTATAATTCAATTGGAACTTATAAGAACTCTTTACTAGCACACGAAGTTTCTGAAAGAGGTGGTAGTGTAGATAAGTCTTATATCGACTTCAATAGATATAAAATGGTACATACAAACCTACAAATTGAAACAGAATTAAGATATGATGATTTAAGAAGAAATGGTGCATTAACTATTGCACAATTAACTCTTGATGCTATTCAAGCTCTTCAAAACAAAAAATTCCAATCAATATTTGCTAATCTTAATTCATTATTAGTATCAGGTGCTAATGTATTTGATGCAACTGGTGGATTAACAGTTCAATTAATGGATGATTTTGCTGGTTATGTAACTGATCATTCATTTACAGGACAACAATTAATTACTGGATTATCAACAGATTTAAGAGATATTAAGAATATGCCTGGTTATACAGATTTCTTATCTTATAACATGAAAGACTCTTTAAATATGGGTACTGGTATACTTAATGTTTACAACAGTGTTCCATTAGCTCAAATATCTGCTGGTAAGTTATTGGTTGATGGAAGCACATTAATTCCGGCAAAAACAATTTTTGGATTCTCAGATAAAATTGGAAAATGTGATATGAGAGGACAATTAAGAGTATTACAAGATTTAAACAATGCAAAAGAAACTATTGAATTGAAGTTCACTGGATATGAATTTATTTATGCAATAGATCATCTTGAAAAAGTTGCTAAAATAAAAGTAAAATAATAAAATAAATTAAATGGGGAAGGAATTAATTCTTTCCCCTAAATTATAAGGAGAGAAAACAATGATAAATAAAAAAGAAGAATTTGAAGTATTGAATTATTATGATTATCCTAGGTATTTACCTAGTATTGAAGGTTTAGGGTATAAGATTAACGGTCAAGTAGATGGAGATGCTGGTTTTGAATTTATAACATTTAATGATTTAAGAACAGTAAATCAAAAATCAGAAGCATTTAGAAATGGTACTTTAGAATTTACTGAAGATTACAAAGATGAACTATACAAGGAATTAAGAATAGATATAAATAATAACAATTATTTCACTAGAAGAATGATTGAAGATATTATATTAGATCCAAATGATGAAAAAATTACAAAAATAGTAAATATAACAAGTAA